CGGCGACCGAAACGGGTACCCATGCGAGTCGAGGACTTCTTGCGGAGAAGCTTGGGCGAAATGTAGACACGGTAGGTCTTACCGTTCTTGGTGCGCTTGTAGTAAAGGCCGCCGTTGCAACCCTTGTATACCTTGCGCTTCTTACCGTTGATGACGACACGGGCCGACGACGAAAGCTTACGGACCTTACGACCCTTCTTGACCTTGCGACCCTTGCACTTCTTCTTCTTGCCGAAAAATAGTTCGAGCATTCCCATTTTTAATATTTAATATATACCGAAGAAAAAAAAATAAATTTAATTAATTTTTTTTAAATTACAATTTTAATAAATTTAGAAATTATATTTTCTTTTATTTCTTTCTCATTTAGAAATGTAATTAATTTTTCTTTATTACATAACTTTTTAGTAAATTCTCCGGGAAGTTCATATTCAAATTCTTTGAATATCTTTCTGGAAGTATTGTAATCAAAATTTTCGCTTTTTTTATTGATTACCTTCAGAACTTCTTCGATACATCTGTGTTTTTTAATTAAATTAAAAGATGTAACAGGTCCTATCTGGGCGATTGGTTCTGTATAATCACAACCCGAAAGTATACAAAAATCTACAAATGAATCCATATCCATTTCAAATTTAGACAGTAAGATTTCCGTATCAATCTCTGTAATATATCTCGATATACCTGTTTTTAGAATTTTCTTACAGCCAAATGTTGTCGCATCGGTATCATCAGTAACTGTATAGTCAACAAGTCCGTTTTTTTGTAGAAAGGCACAGTACTTTTCAGCATCTTCGGGTGCGGTACAGTAAGGTATCCCAGCCATTTCAAGGAATTCTTTACATTCTTCTATGTCTTTTTTCTTTATAACAATAAGTTGAGATGTAATTTTTTCTATCTCTTCGCTTATAAGTTTTTTTTCATCGTCGCTCTCGGGAATTCTCTCTCTTAACTGTTCAAGGCGAACGTACATCTTTTCTTTGGTTGCTTGCCTTTTAACAAGTACATTTTTTTTAGCATCGGGGGGTGTACCATCAAATACAAACACCGGAAGAATTCCATTCATAAAATAGTATTTAATTCTATTTGCTATACCTATAATATGTGAATTTGGGGTACGAGAAGCGTATTTAAATTTATACAAGAGTATACTACAATCAATGGCTACTTTAGAACCTCTGTATAAATTTATTTCTTTTTCTGAAATAGCATCTGGAGCATACTTTTTGATTATATTATTTAATCCTCTGATTCCCATATTGGAATTTAATTACATTATTATAAATTAAGTTTTTAAATTGAAATATTTTCTGTAAATTAATTGTCCCTTATGATAAAATCTGGTATATACTCACTTTCGTCCTCCGATGTATCTCGCAAGTCTAAAACTCTCTTCGGCGGTCTGAGTGGCTTATATTTTGGATGCGTTTTGATGTCATTTTCGCGGTAATATTCAACATCTTTCCAGAATTTTTCTAAAATAGGTAAATTTTTATTTAACCAATCGTAGTCAATTTTAACCCTAACAATATTCATAATGTCAGGCGGCTTGTATTCTATGAAATCGGCATCTTCAAGATTACAAATGAACATATTTAATTGAACTTGAGGATAGTAATATTCAGGAATGTATCCAAATTTAATAGGTCTCTTGTAAGGACACTTTACTTCAAGTAGAATAGCCTTACTTTTCCTGTCTTTAGATATTGAAACTCCGTCGGGTGATCCGGCAAGCCAATAATAATCGCTATTATTGTGAACATCTTCGTGTGCTATAAGACCAAAATCATGGTTTTCTTGCCCGGTTAATTTACAATACTTATCTATTGCTTCATCTTCGTATTTTTGACCGTGTAGAGTGGCTACATTGCCCACAAAAGGTTTTGGATCATGTCCACATTTTTTAAAAAGAACTTCGTGGGGTTTTTGATATGGATTTATCCCAAGAACTGTGCCGGCATCTGAACTTGTTAATTTACCCTCTCTTTGTTTAAACCAAGCATCTGAACGTTGTTCGTGTTGAGGTATAGACTTTAATATATTTATCTTATCCATGATTGTAATATATAATCTATGGCTTTAAATAAAATCCTTTAAGTTATTTTAACTTTTTAACTGTAACACTTACAGCATTTTTCTTTCTTAATTTTTTAGGATCTTCATCTACCGCTTCCTTTGTTTTATTTTTATCGTACTTTTTATTACAGTAGTCCCATAACTCTTTTGAACCTATTCTAAATTTTCTATTAGGTTTTGCTCGATACCAGTAAACACAGTCCTGTATGTTATTACTTTTTGATGTGTTGTCTAATACAAGACAATCGTAACCCTCTGTACACGCATTTAAAACATCCTGAAAAACACTGAACTGTGGGAAAATACCAAAAAAATTCTTATAAAGTTTTTCCTGATTTTGAATTATGTTTTCTCTTAAAATAAATACGTAATCTATATTCGCTCGAAGGTCGGGGGGCAAATCCATACAATATTGCATAGTTAACATAAATGTAATTTTCCAATGTCTTCCGTTCATGAATATGCCGCGAATATTAGTGTCCCTAATCATACGTTTATCATACATACAATCGTCTAAAAGTAAAAAAACATCTTTATCTTTCTTAGGATCTTTTCCGTCTATTGATTTTTTTTGTCGTGTAATTACTTGCTGAATAACCTCAGGTTTATATTCAGAGTGTATGAGCAAGTCTGGTATAAAACTTGAATAGAAAGCATTTCCGTCCTCTGTGGCAGATATAGCTACACCCGCTTTAATTTTACGAAGATGATAAAGTATGTCGGCGACCAGTGTACTTTTTCCTGTACCTCTCTTTCCTATAAAGACGCATGTCGCGGGTCCCGATCCTGTAGTACGTCTTTCTTCTATTCTCTTTGGATTAAACTTAGATAAGCTAATCGACATCTATAATTAATTAAAATTATTTTAATATTTGATTTAGTCCCAGAAATTTTCTTTTAATAACGTATCACTTTCCAGTGTAATGTACGAATATAATACACTCGATAAAACCCCAACTGTAATAGAAATTAATGTTTTACCCAACGTTCCAACATTATATTCTTCCGGGTCTATGTAATTAATACTTGCATATGAAATACCCATTATAAGTAAAATTATTAATATTATAGTTAAGTCAACAGTATAGAAGTCTAAAAACGCCATTTTAAAATTACGTAATATAATAAATTAATTTATTCAACTTAAAAATAAAATAAATAAATATATAAATGGGTGTATCTATTAAGTCTAAAGCTGTTCTTAATAATGTACTTCAAATGGATTTTAGAGACAATATAGTATTTATTAAATTTGGAACGGATTGGTGTATACCCTGTCAAGAACTTGACAAAATTCTAATAAATGTTCCAAATAGCATAGTATATCACGTAAATCTAGAAAATACCGAATTTGATGACGTAATGGAAGAATATAATTTTGCAACAATTCCTTATACAATTATAAAGTACAAAAAAGAAATAAATAATTTTAAAGGTGTAATTACTCAAGAACAAATTAATAAATTAATTGATGATATGAAATCGTGAAAGGGGGTTGTATATCAAAAATTACAAAAAATTATCCGGTTTAAAAAATTAGTATATATCTAAACCAGATAATTGGGTAATGGCGGAAAAATTCAAGAAGTACACGCAGATTGAGCACATTTTAGCACGCCCCGGTATGTACCTGGGTGATATAAAATGTGTAAATTCTGAAATGTGGAAAATTGAAGAAGAAAAATTAAAATACACTATGTGTAACTTTAACCCGGGAATATATAAACTTTTCGATGAAATTATCACTAATGCTTCGGATGAAGTGCAAAGAAACGAAGAGGTTAAATGTATCAAGGTAGAAATTTCTCAAGAAAAAATTAGCGTGTATAACGATTCGGGTATCCCCATTGAGATACATCCAGAATACAAAATTTACATTCCAGAACTTATTTTTGGAAATTTGCTTACATCGACTAATTTTGACGACTCGCAGAAGAGAACTACTGGCGGTCTCAATGGTCTAGGAGCAAAGCTTGTAAATGTATTCTCAACCGAATTTGTAATCGAAACCTGTAACTCCGGTAAAAAATACACGCAGAAATTTGAATGTAATATGTCTAAGAAATCTAAGCCGGTAATTACAAATGCAAAAAAGGGAAATTACACTAAAATATCATTCAAGCCAGATTATGCTCGGTTTGGAATCTCAGAGATGTCTCACGATACTCTCTGTATTCTGGCCAAAAGAGTGTATGACATCTGCGCCATTACTCCAAAACATGTTTCAGTTCAACTGAATGGTAAAAAATTGAATGTTAAAGACTTTTCCGATTACATCTCAATGTACATCGGGGATAAAAAGACTGTTCCAAGAATTATTTGTGAACAAAATAGATGGCAGGTTGCTTTTAGTCCGAGTAATGAATTCAAATGCGTTTCATTTGTAAATGGAATTGCTACAACAGATGGCGGAAATCATGTCGAACATGTCATGGTGCCGCTTGTTAAAAAACTAACAGAAATAATCCAAGAAAAACACAAAAACATTACTATCAAGCCCAATTACATCAGGGAAAACCTATTTGTATTTATCAACTGTAAGATTGAAAATCCAGTATTTTCATCACAGACAAAGGAGAAACACATTACTAAAATTTCAGATTTTGGCAGCAAATTCAATCTAACCGACGACATTGTTAAAAATGTACTGAAACTTGGCATTCTTGATAGTATTCTCGCCCTCGCAGAAGCCAAGGAAAAGAAAAATATCTCAAAGACAGACGGAAAGAAAACTAACAGGGTCATCATTCCAAAGCTTGATGACGCAAACAAAGCAGGAACAAAAGAATCTAAATTGTGTACTATTATCTTTACAGAGGGAGACTCAGCTAAGACTACAGCTGTATCTGGACTTTCAGTTGTCG